CTTGCTCACGGGCGGCGCCGGCGGCACGTCGCCTTCCTGCGCCACCACGATCTCGTTCTGCTGCTTCTGCAGGTGCTCGCGCATGCCGGCCGCGGCGTTGCGGATCGTCTCGCCGATCAGGTCCTCGACCGCAGCGCGCGGGTTCTGCGAACTGGTGATCGACTCGGACTTGCACTTCGCCGTGAACTGCAGCGGACCTGCGGTGATCACGACCGCGGTCTCGGTCTGCGTGGCGTCCGTGAACCCGGTCTGGATCAGCAGCTGCCCGTTCAGGTGCAGGAGTTCGACGAGGTTGGTGATCAGGCTGGGGGCGCGCATCACTCGCACTTCCCGGTGTCGGTAACACGCGCCTTCGTGCGCCCCGACAGCGTCGGGTAGAGCAGCGACGGCGACGGCTCGGTCTTCGCCTGCACGAGTTCGGCATTGCGGCAGAAGCCGGCGATGTCGACGAGGTTGTCCCGCTTGGGCGCGTTCGCCTCGCGGCTGATCTTCTGCAGCGCGTTCAGCATGCAGACGTCGTGCGCGGTGATCGTCGCAGGGAACTGCAGCCGCCGGCCAAGATACTCGGTCCACATCGCGGCCGTGCGAGCGTGGTTCTCGGCCGGGTCGCCATAGCTCGCGCGGCGGTCCTCGACCACCGCCTCCGCTTCCTGCAAGACCGTCTTCGGGGTGTCGTGTTGCATGATGTCGACAAGCTACCGGAACAGAAAGGACCGTGCAACGCGGTCATCGCTGCACGGTCCCAGGCTTCTGGTCAAAAGAGCGATCGAGAGGAACTCGATGCGCTGCAGGCTAGCGCAGAGCCAGCCACGTCGCAACGGCCGACACGCCGACCGTGACACCGGCCAGCACGAACGCAGCGAGGTTCGCGACCGCGAGTCGCGTGCGCAGATCCTTGACGCGCGCGTCGGTATTGGCTTCGACCTGCCTCACCTTCGCGTCGCAGACCGCACGCACCTCCGCGATCGCGTAGACCACGCCATCGCGCACCGAGCCGTCACCGAAGCGCATGTTGCGGTGCACCTCGGGGATCGCCATCACGCGCGAGACCACCGCGGCGTCGCCGCTCATGCGGATGATCTGCTTGTAGCGTTCGACTTCTTCCTTCAGGGCCGGCAGGTTCGCTGCGCCGGCGTCAGCTCGCACGATGTCCATGCGCGGCAGCCTACCTCGATCACCGCGCGCCGCAAAGTTCTCGATGCCGAACGTGTGCATTGGACTGTGTCCTGGCGAACTCGGTGGCCATCTCGCTAGCCGAAAGCCGCTGACGATTGCCAGCGGAACACTGCCCGGCGCCGCACAGCCATCCCGGTTCCGAGGAGCGCGCCCTCGGACCCGCGGGGACAACCATGCGTGCAGCGAACCCGCTGCTCAGGGCTCGCCAGAACACACCGGCAGCCTACTCCACCGGCCCGTTCTCGTCATCGGTCTCGGCGCCGTTCCCGTTGAGCCGGCTCTTCGCCGGCCGACCGACGGCCTTGTTCAGCAGCTTGCGGATCTTGTGCTCCCGCTCGGCATCCGACATCGAGACCACGGTGATCGGCGAGTTCGGGTCGCCGGAGATTGCGAGCTTCGTGCCCCAGATCGACGGCGCCAGCGCAGCGACCAGCTTCCAACGCACGTCGCACCGCAGCCGACTGCGAGCGATGTTCTCCTTGACCAGGATCAGCCGCTTCGTGCCGTCCTCGTCCTTGACCCAGGTGTAGTCCTCGCTGGCGTCGTCGGCGATCGCCATCATCTCTTCGACGCGGCGCCAACTGCTGCCGACCTGCGCGTTGCGGACGGCCTCGCAGACCTTCGGGTCGGCCGACATCCAACCCCAGACCGTGGCCCACGGCACGTTCTCCTCGCACCACCCGTGCAGGGAGCCGCCGTTGATGATGTGCTCGACGAGTTCCGCGACCTTCTGCGCGCGCTCCTCGGGGCTCAGGTGGACCTGGATCTTGTTCTGCATCAGCTGAGCGGCTGCGGTTTCACGTAGCCGCGGGTCTGGTAGGTGACGATGCTGTGCACGTTGCGCTTGGTCAAGCGGTGCTGCGGGAACCGATCGACCAGCTCCTGCAGTGAGAACTGCCCGGTCTCGTAGAGGTCGCGCAGTTTCAACACCACTTCGTCGGGCACCTTGGTCCGGTGGTGCTCTTCACCGCAGATGCGCCCATCAGCGTTCCTCACCGCCGGCTCCGTTTGCGACGAGCGATTAGCGCGTCAGCCAACGCGACGACGCCGAACGTGCAGAACACGATGGTCCAGCAGGTCGGAGTCATCAGTAGAGCGCGAAGACACCGGTGCCCGCGGTGACGTGCGTGCACGCGAGCGGATAGATGGTGTTCGCCGGCGCCGATGTGAGCGTGACGCTGACCCCGTCGATGGTCACGGTGGCCGTGGTCGTCGTCGTGATCAGGATCGCGAGGCACGGACCATCGGGCAACGGGTTCGCGCTCGCGGTCACCGCACGGGCGCTGCGGTAGGTGGGAACGATCGAACTGGTTCCAAGAGCCATCAGGAACTCCTACGGATTGAGCACAGCCCACCACTCAGCATCGCGCTGGGACTTCGGGCTCTGCAGGTTGACTCCCATCACCACGAGGCAGGTGTTCAGCTTCGCAGCGAGCGACGGGTCGACGTCGCGCAGCGTGGCTCGAGCGACGAGCATGCCGTTGCGCGTCCAGCTGCGAACGTCGCCGTCATTGCCGTCGAAGATCGCGAGCGACCACTTGCCGGGCTCGGTCTCGCGCGCCAGCGTGACATCGACGTCACCGCCACCGCGCCACTCGACGTCCTGCACGATCTTCCAGCCGTTGGCGCCGAGGAAGCAGCCGTAGCGGGCCATCGTGCGCGACAGCTGCACGAGCACATCCTGCGCCAGCGCGAGATAGAGGCAGGTGCCACTGCGCACTGCGCATGCGAGGCCGACGAGGTGCAGCCCGAGCTCCCAGATCGTCGCGGTCTCGACCAGCTGGCCGGCGGCGTTGTAGAGGGGCTTGCGACCGTCGGGCCCGTGCGACTCCATCAGGACCATCGGGCCGGTGATCGCCTGCAGCTTCTGCGCAGCGAGCAGCACGCGTCGGCCGACAAGCTCAAGCGCGCGCCGCCGAGCCTCGCCCGGCAGCACGAGAGCCATGTTCGCCCAGGTCTCGATGAGGCGACCTTCGGCTCGCTGCGCAGCCGTCGTCGGTCGCTTGTGCGTGACCGACATCACATCGGTCGTCGTGAGGTGGCACCACTGCGTGATCAGCAACGGATCCCCCGTGAGCGCGAGGTAGGCCGCGAGGTTGTTCTGCGACCTGTGCTCGTCGTCGTAGCCGGTCCAGCCGCCCGGAGGCTCGGGCCAGTAGCCGCCCTGCTTGCCGAGCGTCGCGTCGTCGCTGACGCCCTGGAACCAGAACCCGGTCTTGCCGCCCCACGTCTCCCAGTTCGGATGCTTGCTCGGGTCGAGCGCAGTGCCGTCCTTCTCGAAGTGGCGATAGCCGCGGAAGCACTCGGCCTGCACGCTGTAGCGAGCCTCGTAGATCCAGCGCGGATCGAGGAACGTGACAGCGCGTGTGCCCTTACTCGCTCCGAAGTCTTCCTGGTCACCGGTCTGTCCTGGAGCCGGAGCGCAGCCGATCGGCCGCGGCGTGAGCAGCGTGGCGCGCTGCTGCAGCATCTGCTGGAAGCGTTCCCACTCGAACTGGTCGACCGGGTAGCTGCCTCGCACCGGCGTGCCCTTCGCACCGAGGAAGCTGCCGTGCCAGTTGTGCGCGATGCCGAGCATCGGGCCGCCCTTCGCGGCCTCGAGGTTGTTCACGTCCTCCCAGTCCTGCGGCGTCGGTGTCCATGGGCCAACGTTGTTCGGGCCGCGGAAGCAGAGCACACTGCCGCTGAACGGAATCGACGCGCCGTCGATGAACGTCTGGTTGCTGCCGAACAGCACGAGCTTCTGACCCTGGTGCTCAGAGCGAATCCAACCGTGGCGATCGGTGAAGTCGAGCGCGAGCTGCTCGCCGCTGTGCAAACCGAGGATCCCGAAGAACGTCTTCAGCCGCGCGGTGTCGCGTCGATCGCTCCACGTCACCGCACCGGTGAGTTTCACGACCGGGTCCATGTGACAGAGGTCAGCCCAGAGCTCCTGCACGAGGCCAAGCTCGCTGCTCGCCATGCGCGCATACCACCGCTGGTGCACCGGCGAGAAGCTCACGAGCGAGAGTTCGAGCGGCTGCAGCAGCTCGGCGACTGTGCCGTCGGGTTTCAGCAGGCCAGCGATCGGCACGATCGATTGCAGGTCGTCGCTGACCCACGGGTGCAGCACGAACGGCTCGAGCTTCACCGAGTCGGGCGCGTCGATCACGACACCGCTGACGACCTCGTTCGCTTCGAGCGTGCATCGGAAGCGGAACGTCACTGAGTGCTCGCCCACGTCCTCGCCGCGAACACCTGTGAACTCGCGTCCGTCGTCGGCGACGAACTGCAACAGGTCCGGCACGCCGGCGCCACCAGCTGGTCGCGGGAACGCGACCTGCTCGGTCCATCCGGTGCGGCGTCTCGGGGAACAGTTCGCCAGCGTGCAGCCGATCTTCAACATGAGCAAGAACTGCACACAGGCGGGGCGGCAGAGTCAAGTGGGCAAGATTTGCACACCGGTCAATCCGCCATCCACAACCGCCTGTTCTCGTCACGGTAGATCCCCAGCTCGCGAAGAGCTTTGCCGAAGGCGATGGCGCAGCCCGGCGGACCGCCCTGGGTGGCGACGCGCCACGCCCTAGGCCAGACCTCGATCGGGAAGCATCGCTGCATCAGCGTGTCGTAGTCGCGACAGCCGGGCCCGTAGTGGTAGAGGATCCGCTTCTTGAGCGGCAAGCTATCGATCTCCGGTCGTATCATACCCAACCCATCAGGCCAGCAACCACTCAGCCAATGTCACCGCCCGCCGCGTGAGCACCCAGAGCTTGCGCTTGCCGCGCGGCCCGCGCTTGCCCCACGACCAGACCTCGAAGCGGTTCCCCGCACGTAGCCAGGTTCCGAGCCTCGGCTCGGCCAGAGCCTTGGCGACCCGTGTAGAGGCCGAGGATGCCGCACAAGCCTGGATCCCGAGCAACCCCGGCTGGGTGTCGAGCGCGACCGCATCGATGCAGCCAAAGAGATCCTTGCGAACCCCAGCCCCTGCCAGCCACCGCTCCACGACGTCCGCGGTCCACCCGAGCTGCCGGCAGTGCTCGAGCGACCGGGCTGTCGGCCGGGCCTTCCCGGTGGATCGGACACCGGGCGTTTTTCCGGCGGGTCGGGCACCGGTCACCGAGGGGTGTTTTCGAGTCGGTTCCGCCCGAGCATTGCCCACGAAGTCCCCCTCTAAGGGGGGGACTTCTTGTGGGCAGCTTTTGCTTATGGCTTTGGGCAGCTTTGGGCAGCTTTGGGCAGCGCGAACGTAACGCATGTTATCACCTAGAGTTAGTTGTTTTCCGAGAGTTGCCCACTCGCTGCCCACGTCCGCCCACGTCGTCGTAACTGTTGCCCATTTTGTTGCCCACGGTGGGTAAAAAGCTGCCCACGGTGGGCAGGTCGTATAAACTAGGCTTGCGCATCATCTTGCGTGGAATCCGGGGACATTGCGATTCGGTAGATCTTGTGGTCCTTCTGGATCGATTCTTCGATGTGCCCGAGCACCAGGAGTTTGGGTAAGGTTCGCCTCACTGTCTCCCTCGGAATCCCGGACTCGCGCGCGATCGCAGCTAGGGTCATCCCGATCCCGAAGTCGCGGAGCACCGCGAGCACAGCCCGCTCGGTCGAACCAAGCTCGAACACGTTCTCGATCGCGTCGGGCTGCTCCTTGACCCGCCACCGCTCGATCGGCTGCTTCGTGCCGGTGGCGTCCTGGTCGTATCCGATCACCTTGGACTCGAACGTGACCTCGATCGGCTCCGGCGGCTCCCCGTCCCGCATGTCCTGCACGGTCAGTGACGAGCACCGCCGTCGCACCCGCTCGACGCGCACGAAGACGTCCGCCGCGCCGCGCAGGGCGCTCGAGCCGCGATCGCCGCCCTGCTTGTTCTCGTGGTGCACGCCGAGCGCCGCCGCGCCGGTGTGCATCCGCAGCACGTCGAGAGCCGCCACGAAGGCCCCGGTGTCCTCCGCACTGTTCTCGTCGAGCCCGCAGACCCCGATGGCCCGGGCCACGGTGTCGACGATCACCAGGTCGACGCCGCCAAGGCTCTCGACCGCCGCCAGCACGGCCGCCAGGGTCTTCGGGTCCGTGAGCCGGGGCATACTGGGGAGCACGAAGAACTGGTTGTGAAATGGGTCTGCTGCGTCCTTGGCCCGCTCGGGCGAGATGCCCGCAGCGACCTTGTCGGCCACCCCCTGCACGCCCTCGCCGGCGACGTAGAGCACCCGGCCCTTCACCGTGGGGCGACCCAGGAACGGCTTACCCTCGGCGACCGCCATGCCTAGCGCGAGGGCTAGGTAGGACTTGCCGCACTTCGGGATGCCGAACCAGATCGACAGGCTGCCCCTGGGCATCATCCGGAACCACAGGTCGCCCGGTCGCTCGCGGGCGAACAGCTCCGCCACGGTCACGATCTGCAAGGGGTTGCGGCGCGGCGGCGGATCTGTAGGCTGCAGGCGCGAGCGGCTCGGTGCCGATGCCCCCTCAGACGGCGGTGCTGAGCTATCCAGTTGGGGGCCGGCGGGTCGAGGAGGCCCGCCGGCGTTTTCCTGCGGCGCCGTGTGCCCGTTGCCGCTGTGGAGCCCGTCCGCAGGCTTCGCCGGTGGATCCGCTACCGGTTCGAACACAGCAGCTGGATCGTCGGCGGCGGTGCTCTTGGCCGCGGCGCGCGCGACCTCGCGGCGCACCCAGGACTCGCGTGAGTATTTCCCTGGGTCGCGCGACTCGGGGACCAGGCCGGCGCCCCAGGCGGTGCCCAGCAGGAAGTCGACCACCGCCTCGCCATGCCCGCGCGCGGCGCGCAGCGCCACGGTGACGAGCGCGAAGTAGGCTTCCGAGGCGCTGTCGTAGTCGAGGCCTTCCCACTCGGCAGCGCAGAGCCGGCGGCCGTGCTTCCAGTCCAGCACCGCGGCCTCGAGCTCGCCGGCCGCGGGCTCCGCGCCCCAGCCGGTCGGCACCACCGCGTTGGTCGCGCTGGCGGCCGGGTGCAGACCGAACAGCCGCTCGAGGTCTGCTACCTGCACCGTGCGGATCTCCTGCGGCGTGCCCTGCAGGTGGTTGCCGGTGACCGTCACGTAGCCGGCAGGCCCGGTGCCGAACAGCTGGCACTCCGGGGTCTTGTCGACGCCGGCCGGCGCAGCTTCCTTTCGACAGACCTTCGTGCGCAGGTGGTTCTGCGGCAGCTGCTCCATCACCGCGACGTAGATCCGCAGTCCGTAGCCGCTGGGCGAGACCTCGGTGGCGGAGTCCAGCTGGTCCAACCACTGCGAGGCCTCCGCGGTGATCTCGCCGTGCTCGGTGATGCACGCGTCCAGGTCGATCGCGAGCAGGCGCCGGCCGTCAGGCAGCAGCACCTCGCCGGTGAGCACCAGACCAACACCACGCTCGGACGTGCGCGGCTCGTCTCCGAGCGAGCTGCCGTGCATCAGCTTCACCTCGAACTCGCCTTCCTGCAACCGCGGTTTCGGCCGCGTCCAGGGCCGGCATTCGTCGATCCGCGCGGTGCTCTGATCGGGCACCTTCGTGAACCTGCCGCTGGCTGTGGGCATCAACCGCCACTTGCACCAGCGCGGGATCGATTGGAGTTGCGAGAAGTAAACGGGAACGCTAGCTTCCGCATCGGACATGGCACGGGGCCTCGCTCTTGTCGCGCTTCGCACGCGCGGTGGGACGGGGCCCGGTGTTTTAGCAGGGGACCAGTTCGCTCGTCTACGGCTTGCGTGCGAGTTCTGTCGACGATACGCTACAAACTTCCATGTCCTCCAACGTCCTGTTCCGGCACCAGGAGATCGGTGCCTTCTGGCTCGCGGCGACGACGCACGGGCTGCTGGCAGACGAACAGGGCCTCGGCAAGACCGCCACCGCGATCACCGCGATGGACATGCTGGCTTTGCAGCGTGTGCTGGTGCTCGCTCCAGCGGTGGTCGTCTACAACTGGAAGCGTGAGATCGCGACCTGGAGCCCCAGCCGTCGTGTGCAGGTGATCACGAAAGGCACCGGCGACATCTGGGCCGACGTGGACGTCGTGATCACGACGCACGACCTGCTACGCTCGCAGCTGCACGGCAAGCTGTGCTCGCAGAAGTGGGACCTCGTCGTGGTCGACGAGGCGCACAACTTCCGCAACCGCACGGCCGCGCGCACGAGGCGTCTGTTCGGGTTGTCGGTGCACCCGACCGTCCCTGCGATCGTGCGCAGCGCGAGCAGATGCTGGTTGCTCACCGGCACCCCGATGCCGAACAACCCGACAGAACTCTGGGCATACCTCGCGGGGATCGCGCCGCAGCGTCTGCCGGAGATCGGCGGGAAGCCGATGGCGTGGCACGCGTTCCGTTCCCGCTTCTGCACGCTCGCGCAGGTGCCCTACGGCGACGGTGTCAAGATCACCGGTGCCAGGAACACCGAAGACCTGCAGCAGCGGCTGCGCGGCTTCATGCTGCGCAGGAAGAAGGCCGACCACCTGCAGCTGCCGCCCGTGCGCTGGGGCCGCATCGAACTGACTGGCAGCCTCGGACCCGAGCTGCGGAAGTTCGAGGCCCGCTTCGCGCACCTGAAGAGCCTCGGTGACCGGCTGGACGCGATGCGCAAGGACTCGGAGTGGTCGACCTGGCGGAGGCTGTGCGGCGAGGCCAAGGTCGGCGCGGCGGCGGACCTGCTGATCGACGAGCTGCTCGAGGAACCCCAGAAAAAGCTGGTCGTGTTCGCGCACCACACGAGCGTGATCGGTGAACTGAGCGACCGGCTGACCGAGACTCGCATCGGGCACGTTCGCATCACCGGGGACACGCCACCGGCGGCGCGCACGCGCGCGGTTGAGGCCTTCCAGACGGCGCCCGAGTGTCGCGTCGCGATCTGCAACATCGTCGCCGGCGGTGTGGGAATCACGCTCCACGCCGCACACGACGCGGTGTTCATCGAGCGCAGTTACGTGCCCGGCGAGGTCGAGCAGGCTGCCGCGCGGATCCACCGCATCGGGCAGAACGAGAGTGTGCTCGTGCGTGTCTTGACCCTTGCCGGGTCGGTCGACGCACACAACGACGACGCGTTGAATCTGAAACGAGAGATGATCTCGGAGGTGATCAAGTGAGGTTTCGAGAGTTCAAGAAGTTCCGCACGCAGATTGTGAGCCGGCCGTTGGACTGGACCCCGGAGGTTCGCGACTACGAGCGGCGCGCGTATCAGGTGCTGGGCCGGCGGTCGAACTACGAACCGTGGACGGTCCTCGCGGTGTTCCCGTCGCGCAGCGGCGCCCGCGAATACATCCGCCTGATGAAACGGGGCCGCGCGGCGGCGGTGCAGCAGAAGGGACGCACGATCGCGGAGCACCTGTCGACGCCGAACCCGCTGCTCGACGAGCTGCCGATGCGGGCGGTGACGTCGTGACGCGTGACACCGTCACCACGGTGCGGCAGGCCTTCGCCAACCTGCGGACCGCGCTGCTTCGCAACAGTGCCGACGCCGAGGACAACTTCACGTTTGTCGCTCGAGCCGCGGAGGACGTCTGCAACCTGAACCTCGACCAGGATCTGATCGCGATCGCGCAGGACCCACGGGTTGCTGTGCAGGACGATCAGCCGCTCGTCACCGCGGTGTTGAACGCACTCGACGGCACGCAGGGGCAGCTGCACGTCGAGGTGCAGTCTTTGAAGAACATGCTCGGCAGCACCCGCACGATGCTCGACACCGAGCGCGCGAAGGTCGCGCGACTCGAACGGCAGCTGACCCAGGTTGCCGACCTGAAGATCAACCCGCCGGTGTTCGAAGACCCCGAGCCCTGCACGCCCGACGAAGACGAAGAAGCCGGCACGGCCTACACGCTGCCGCCGGGACAGTTCCAGCGCGGCTACTCGGACCGCTACGTCATGCAGAGCAACGGCGCGCTGGTCTTCTACCTGCAGGGCAAGCCGTCCGCGGTGCTCGACGCGTCGGGTCGCTACCATCGGCTGCCATGACCGCACCCGCCGGCACGTTCACGTTGTTGCTGACCGGCGGCCCGCTGGACGGCGAAGAGGTCTACCTGCCGGTCGATGCCAGAGGCCTCGCGATCGGGCTCGGCAAGCTGATCCTGCCGGCGTGGGGCCCGGTGCCCGACGGCGTCGAGCCTTCGCCGCAGAACGTGCCGGTGCGGCGGGTCGTCTACACCTTCTCCGATATTTTTCTGCGCGGCGCAGAGGTTGTCACGGCCTGGACTTACGAGAAAGTATTCGAATGGGCTTGACGCTGTGTCGACAGAACGCTACAAGGAACGGCGACCTCAGGGTCAACACAATCACACGGACACACAAACATGAGCATCGAACGATTCGCCACGGAAGAGCAGGCCCGGAAGTTCGCTAGGAAGATGAGCAACGACGGCGTCGCGCGGTATGTCATCGAGTCGCCGCCGAAGCCCGACGAACCGATCGACGCTGAGCTGCGCTTCGTTGTCGATACCGACGGTTTCACGCGCAGCTGGGAGCGGTCGATCGCCGTCTACGAAGACGGAAAGGCGCAGCCGTGATGGTCTACCCCGAAGACGACTGGCAGAGCGACCTGCCCTACAAGGCCCCCGAGCAGCTGCCGCCCGTCCAGGCCGGCCAGGGTCGCACGAACGAACAGCTCGAGCGCGACGCCCGCGGCTTCGCTGTGCTGCTGGTCGTGCTCTCTTCGATCGCCGTCTGGCTGGTCCTTGCCCGGGTGGTGGGTTGGCTGTGAACTTCCGGTCACGGAACCGTCCCGCAAGGGACCGTGCGCGCCACCCGGGGTGCTTTCCGACTTGTTTCTCACCCCGCTTTCATCGCACGTCGGCAGGGACACGGGCGGCCCTGCCGGGGTTCCGATTTTTCTGCTGACCTCTTGCGCTTTGTCGACAGAACGCTACACGTAGAGGCTACCTGACGTTTACACGATCACACGGACACACATGAACGCAACCTACGAACTCTGGCTCAACGGCAAGCGCACCGTCCAGACGAGCGCCTTCGCTTCGCTGGACGACGCCGCGCACTATCTGCGCGGGTGGAAGAACCGCGGCGCGTTCGGCACCTCGCTGCTCGCCGCGTTCGACAAGCGCCGCTGCAGCCGCAACCAGGCGGCCTGGATCCACAAGCTGGCGAGTGACCTGCACAGCAAGTCGCTGTCGGATGCGTTCTACGCGACCAGTGAGGCCCGGCGCGAGCAGTTGGAAGCGCGGGAGGCGCAGCAGGACCGATGAACACTCCCACCTTCCGCGTCTACGGTCAGCTGCAGCACCACTTCCACGGCGACTACTGGGCCACGCTCGTGCTCGCGCCAGCGGCCGAGGATCTCGATGCCCGGCACCGCTTCGTGCGGATGCTCGCGCACCTGATCGAGAAGGTGCAGCCGCAGCAGACGAGCATCGGCCGCGTTGGCATCGTGTGCCGCGGCACCAGCGACCAACTCGAGCCGCTGGAGAAGTGGCTCGAGGACCGGCGCGTGGACGCGCCGTGCAATCTGTTCGACTGCAAGCGCAAGCACCGGAAGGTGCGGCACGAGCTTGGCAGCACCGCGCACTCCATCGACCACGGCCCGCAGTTCGAGGTCGAGCTGCCGTGCGTCGACCTTCTGACTCCGCTTCTCCCGTTCACTGCTTCCGAAAGGACCGACCCATGATCCAGATCACTCTCACCCTCCCCGAGAACCATCCCTTCTGCGTGCAGCTGCTCGCCGGCCTCATGACCGGCACGCCCGTCGGCACAGCCCCGGTGCAGCTGCCGTCCGAGACGCCGAAGCCGCAGCGTGTGGCCCCGAAGCCGAAGCTTGCCGAACCTGAGCCGCAGGTCCAGGCACCTGCCGGCCCGCCGGTGCCCGAGCTCGACAAGATCAAGGACGCCGTGCGGCAGCTGATCTCGGTGCACAACGGGACCACCGACGAGCTCGAGAAGCTCTTCACCCAGTTCAAGATCTCGCGCGTGTCCGACCTGCCGGACAACAAGCGTGCGACGTTCCTGGCCGCGGTCCAGGCTGCGACGAAGGTCGCCTGATCCCCGTGCACTTCGACTGGGGTATGGGTGCCGCCGGGTTCGTTGGCTACCTGCTCGGTTGGCTCTTCGGGCACCGCGCGGCTCTTCGCTGCCGGTGCCGGGAGGTCTGCCGATGAGCACTGGCCATGCACCCCTAGCCCCGAGCAGCGCGCACCGGTGGTCGCGCTGCCCGGGCAGCTACAAGCTGACGAAGGATCTGCCGGACGAGGAGACGAGCTACGCGAAGGACGGCACCGCGGCGCATGCGCTGGGTGCGGCGTTCCTGCAGGGTGCGCGCGAAGACTCCATCGAGAACGCACAGGACAACTGCCCTGCCGATTTGATGCCCGCGGTGCGCGCCTACGTCGGCTACGTCGAAGCTCTGCTGCGCATCGAGGACATCGAGCCGCGCCAGATCCGAACCCGGCTGTTCGTCGAGGTGCCGGTCGTCATGCTGCCCGGGCTGGTCTACGGCACCGCGGACGCGGTGATCTGCACCGAGGACGGCACGCTGCACGTCATCGACTTCAAGGCCGGCGCCGGCGTGTTCGTCGGTGCCGAGGAGAACGAGCAACTGCTGCTCTACGGTCACGGTGCGCTCAACCACTTCACGAAGTTGGGTTGGCAGTGCCGGCGGATCGTGATGCACATCGTGCAGCCGCGATTCCCGACGGACTCCGGCATCGCGCGCACCTGGGAACTCGACCCCGTCGGCTTGATGGTGCGCGTGCAGACGATCCTCCTCGTCGCCAGGATGATCGAAAGCGGCGAAGCTGCGGAGCTGAATCCGGGCGACCACTGCCAGTTCTGCAAGGCTCGGCACACCTGCCCGGCGCTGCAGGAACGAGCCCTGGCTACCGCGCAGACCGCCTTCGCCGAGAACCCGCAGCCCCCGCGCCCTGTGCAGATGTCCCCCGAGCAGATTGCACGCGTGCTCGAAGGTGCGAACGTGCTCGAGGTCTGGCTGCGTGCCGTGAAAGAGCGCGCGCACGACCTCGCGGTGAACGGCACCCAGATCCCAGGCCACAAGCTGGTGCAGAAGATCGGCAACCGCAAGTGGACCGACGAGCGCGAGGCCTCGACGTTTCTCACCGAGCGCGGTGTCGATGCCTACGAACCGCCTCAGCTGATCTCGCCGGCAGAAGCCGAGCGTCGGATCGGCAAGGGCAAACGCGCAAAGGATCTCGTCGACGCGCTCACGACGCGTCCGGTGACCGGGCTCGCGCTTGTGCCCGAGTCCGACAAGAGGCAGCCGGTCGAGCCGGCCGCACTGTCAGCATTTCGAAACACTCCCCTTCCATCGTCCGAGGGTGGCGAGTAAGTAGCCGCCCGCAGTTTCTCACTTCACACAATCACACGACCATGACTACCAAGATCCCCACGGATTCTTTCGTCACTGAGCCCGCTCGGCTCTCGTTCCCGAGCCTCTTCAAGAAGCGCGCTCGCACCAAGGAAGAGACCGACCCCGAGAAGTTCACTTTCCAGGCTGCGTTCCTGCTGCCGCCGACCACCAACCTGTCTCCGATCCTGGCCGCGATGCGCGCCGCGATGCAGGCGAAGTGGAACAAGGTCCTCCGGCCCGAGGAGCTGAAGGACTTCCCGCTGAAGCGGGCCGAGGAGCGTGAGCACCTCGACGGCTACCTGCCCGGCTGGCACTTCCTGACCACGAACAACTCGCGTCGGCCGGCGGTGGTCGACCGCGACGGCCGCACCCCGATCACCGACGAGGAGCGGATCTACGCCGGGTGCTGGGTTCGCGGTTTCCTCACCGCGTGGTGCTGGACCTTCAGCGGCAAGAAGGGCGTGTCGCTGTCGCTCGATGGCGTGCAGTTCCTGCGCGACGACGAGCCGTTCGGCGGCAACCGGGCGGGTGTTGCGCGGGAGGCCTTCGAAGCCCTCGGTCCGGTCGGTGACGACGACGCGCCGGATGCTGGCCGTCCGAAGTTCGACTTCAGCGACCTCTAGTCATGCGCTTCGCTCAGCAGACCAACGTCTCGGTGGAACGATCCAGGGCCGAAATCGAGCGGCTGCTATCGCGCTACGGCGCGTCGCAGTTCGCCAGCGGCTGGGATGGTTCAACCGCGATGGTTGGTTTCGCGATCGTCGGCCGCACCATCCGGTTCATGCTGCCGCTGCCCGACAAGCAGGCCGACGAGTTCCAGAAGACGCCGGCCGGGCGGCGATTGCGCCACCCGGTCGACGCCGAGCGTGCCTGGGAGCAGGCCTGCAGGGCCCGTTGGCGGGCCCTGCTGCTCGTCATCAAGGCGAAGCTCGAAGCCGCGCAGACGGGCATCAGCACGATCGAGGACGAGTTCATGGCCTGGACCGTGCTGCCGGGTGGTCGCACGGTCGGTGACGAACTCCGAGCGAAGATCACTACGGCCATCGAGAGCGGCAAGCCCACGCGCCTGCTGCTGACGGGCGGCGCATGAACCCCGCGATCCTCGGCATCGACATCGAAACCTACTCCGAGGTCGACATCGACGTCGGTGCCGAGGCCTACGCGGAGCACCCGAGCACCGGGGTGCACGTCGTGTGCGGTGCCTTCCTGAGGGACGGAAAAGTTGTCGAGCACTTCGAGTGGCACCCGCTGACCGACGGCTTCCCGCCAAGGGCGGTTCGGCAGCACGTTCTGCTTGACGGCGCCGTGTGTGCGCACAACGCTGGCTTCGAGTCCGCGATCTTTCGGCACATCCTGCACCCGCGCTACGGGTGGCCGGATATCTACACCGACCAGTGGGTCGACACCGCGGCGTGCGCGGCCTTGTTCGGTCTGCCGGTGAAGCTCGAGGGGCTGTGCACGGCACTCGGGACCCCGATCCAGAAGGACACCGAGGGCGGCAAGCTAATGCGGAAGCTGGCGAAGACGCCGACCGCGTCGGCAGCTGACCTCGCGCGCCTGACCACCTACTGCATGACCGACGTCGAGGCCATGCTGGGGGCGCTCGCGCACCTGCCAAAGCCTCCGGTCAGCGAACTCGAGCTGCAAGCGATCGACCGTCGGATCAACGAACGCGGCATGCCGATCGACCTGCGCTACGTCGAGCAGTTGAGCAGCATGCTGTCCCTGCGGCTGCGTGCACTGAACGTCGACACCCTCACCGCGACCGACTACGACATGGTCTCGGTGGCGAAGAGCGCGGGCCCGCTGAAGAAGCACCTGCAGCGGAAGGGCGTCGACGTCGAGACCCTGACCCGCGACGACCTGGACGACCTGCTCGCGCAGCCGGACCTCGCGGACGACATCCGCACCTTGCTGATGATCCGCAAGGAAGCCTCGCGCACGGCGTCCCTGGCGAAGCTGGCGCGCGTGCCGCACATGGTGAGCAGCGACGGTCGGCTGCGCGGTGTCCTGCGTTACTGCGGGGCGCACACCGGCAGGTGGGCGTCGAGCGGTCTGCAGGTCCACAACCTGCCGAGGAGCAGGAAGACCGACGACTACGACGCGGCCCGCCTGCGCGATGCGGTGATCGCTGGCGACCTGAAGGCAGCCACCGCGGCGTCGCCGGACCTGCTGCGCGGCCTGTCCTGGCAGCTGCGATCCGTGATCGCGGCACCGCCCGGCTACGAGATCGTGGGCGGCGACTACTCCGCGATCGAGGCCCGCGTGGTCGCCTGGCTCGCCGGCCAGGACGACGTGCTGGCGCTGTTCGCGTCCGGCCGCGACGTCTACACCGAGGACGCGGTGCGCGTCGGGAGCACCGACCGGCAGTTCGGCAAGGTGCAGCGACTCGGGTTCGGATACGGCATGTCGGCCTTGACGGCACAGGAAGCAGCTGCGACCTACGGCGTCGAGCTCACCGTGAAGGAGGCCTTCCGGGCGGTGTCGATCTGGCGGGCGCACAACGGACGGATCGTCGACCTGTGGCACAACCTCGAGCGCGCGGCGCACGCGGCGATCAGCCACCAGTGTCGTGCGTTCACGGTCGGCAACCACCTCGTCTGCTACTACACCGGCAAGGCCCTGCGGATCACACTGCCGAGCGGCAGGTCGCTGCACTACTGGCGGCCGAAGTCGGTCGAAACCACAAGGCGCCTGAAAGTCGCCAAGGAAGACGGGTCGATCGTCGAGAAGGACGTGAACCTGACCGCGCTCCGCTACTGGGTCGAGGCACCGTCCCGGAACGGGATGGCGGTCGAGCACAGCTACGGCGGCAAGCTGGTCGAGAACGTCACGCAGGCCGTGGCGCGCGAGATCCTCGCGCACGCGCTGAAGCTGCTTGACGGCAGCCCGACCTACAAGGTCGTCCTGCACGTCCACGACTCGATCGCGAGCGAGGTGCGACGCGGCGCCGGCGACGTGGCCGAGTTCTGCAAGATCATGTGCACGCTGCCGGCGTGGGCCAAGGGCCTGCCGATCGCTGCCGAGGGCTACCGCGGACCGAGGTTCAAGGGATGAAGACCAAGACCAAGACCAAGACCAACACGAAGTTCGCCGCGCTCGTCACGCGCGCCCGGTGGCAAGGCGAACACCTGCCAGTGCTGAGCGTGAACGACGTGGCCGTGAAGTGCGCCATCTCTCGGTCGTATCTGTGGCTGATGATCGCCGGGCGGAGGTCTCCGGGCTCGGAACTGCGGCCTCGCCTGGCGCGTGTGCTGCGGACGTCGGTGAAGGATATCGAAGAGTGCTTTCCTCCTGCGAAGAGGTGACGTGTGACGGGAACCAACGAACGCCACGACTCGCCCGGCGACGGCGCGCGGCTGCGGAAGCTGCGCGAGTGGATTGGCAAGTCCGGATACAAGTCGCTCGTCAACGGTCGCCAATACATTCAAGTCGACGACGTTCTCGTCGAGATCGACCGCCTGCTCGCCGAGCCCGAGCCGTCGCAGCCCGCGCCGCCGGTCGCGGTGCCGGAGGACGTGCGGCGGTGCATCGACGGATGGGACCACTGCGGCCAGTGCGGCGGGTTGCTCGATACTGAGTCTTGGGAGTGCCAGAAGTGCGACCATAACTGGCGACCGGCAGTGTTGTGGTGCGAAGGCAAGTTGCCCGCCGCGCCCGCGGAATCAGGCGACGTTCTGGAAGCACTCGCGGCGCTGGAGCACGAGCAGTGGACCGAGTGGTCGAAGACGGTCGCCGAAAACGAGCGGCTAACGCCGGAGCGTCGCGCGCGCTGGGAATCGCTTTGGCTCCATTACGACTTCCTCAACGAAGCGCAGAAGGAGCAGGACCGCGTATGGGCGCGCAAGGTGCTCGCGATTGTGCGGCGGGCCGCACCCGCGGATCCGGCCGGCGAGGTCGAGCGGCGGCATGCATTGGCTGTCGACGAGTTGTGTCGCGAGCGCGATCTGCTCGACGCCAATGCCGAGAATCTGCGGCGGTCGGTTTCCGAGTTGCAGAAGGCAAACGTCGAACTGCGCGCCCAGGTCGCCTCGCTGACCGCGAAGCTGGATGCGTCGACCGATGCGTCGACCACGCGGCAAGTGTGCATCGAACGCGACACGGCGCGCGCCGAGATCGAGGCGCTGCGCAAGGAGCGGGACGAGGCAGTGCCGTTCATGCTCGCGCTCAAGGAGCGTCACAACGGCTACGACAAAGCATCGCGCGAGGCGATGGCGCCCTACATCAAGGAACCCGCGACGCCGAAGCTGGCAATCGACGAGTTGCTTGGCGAGGAACGATCTCTGATCCGACGCGAGCGAGACGTTGAGGTCGACCAACTGCGCGATGCGCTGGAAGCCGAACGCGACCAACTGCGCGCCACGCTCCGCGGCGTGCTGCGCGAGGTGGCGAGGATGGATGCGACGTGACTGATAACGAGAAGTGGCGAGTCATGCAGCCGCAGCCAGCGCAGCTAGAGGCTGACGCCATGCGGCAAGAGATCGCGCGACTGCGCGAGAAGATAGCGGCCATTGAGGCGCATCGTGATGCCGTGCGCTTGCTGTTCATGAAGCTGCATTCGGTGCTTGAGGAGTTCAAGAAGGACCCTCAGGACACCGAGGCGGCGAGGAGGGACGGCGATGGCTAAATCTGGATGCATACAGTGCGACAGACTGCGGCGTGAACTCGCCGACGCCTACGCGCAGCGCGATAAGGCAATACAGGCCGCGTCCGACTTGCGCAACGCGCAGAACTATGGCGAGCTGCTTCGCGAGAACACGAGGCTGCTGGAGGAGTTGGTGAACATGAAGAAGGGCAAGCCGCCAGTCGCCGCTCCGCCGGACGCGATGGTGAAGTGCGCGCGATGCGGTGAGGACGTTGTCGTGTGGTTCAATGGCGCCGACAAAGACGAGCTTGGAAGGCCAGTCTGTCCCAACTGCATTCGGGAGGGCGAGCGTGGCTAAGCACTCTCCGGGGCGAGACAAGAAGGATGCCGATGTGACCAAGCGGCTGCGGCGCGAGGTCGTCGACCTCATCGACTCGCATCCGCCAGAAGGCTTCCGCAACTTCTTGGAGGAGGTCGCGGCGGACATCGAGGCGCGTATCGAGTGCCTGAACGACGAAGAAGCAGAGGACCCCGACCATGGCTAGCGCGCGCAAGAAGCGCAAGTTCGTGTGGGCGCGGCAGCCGATGACGAAGCTGGACGACACCGAGGCACAGAAGGTTGCTGTCGCGTGGTATGGAGAACACGCCGAGGCGTTCCCGCCCGACGGCCTGCATCTCGATAGCTACGCGGTCGGCTGGTGGGACCACGCCATCCCTGATAACCACGAAGACCTCGACGCATGGCCTAACCTGCATGTCGAAGGAATCGGCTCGACGTGGGGCGCCGCATTTCGCGATGCCGACCCGAGGAAATGGGCAGCCTACTGCATTCGGCGCCGCGCGATGTCGAAAGGAACCACCCATGGCTAACTCGCGCAAGCTGAAGGCGAAGCTGCCGGCGCCGGTGGAGGCGTGGGCGGTCGTCCGCGATGACGGCCACATTCTGCGACAAACACTATGGATAGACCGGACGGGCGGGCGGTCGTGGGCCAATGCAATAAATGGCACCTGCATCCGCGTCCGCATCGTGCCGATCGCGCGCAAACGCAGGAGGGTGGGCAAGTGAAGACAGCAGAGCAATGGGAACGTGAGGTTGGCGGCAGCTACGTGTTCGCCAGCAAGCGAGTCGAGGCGATCCGCGCCATCCAGCGCGAGGCGTTCGACGCCGGGGCGCAGGCGATGAAGCGCGCCGTGCAAGACGTCTTCGTTCGCAACAGCGTCGAACGTTGGTCGTTCAAACCCGAGATCGACATGATCCACCCATCGATGCTTGTGGGGCGCCCATGAACCCCGATCAACTCGACGAACTGGAGCGGCTGGCGAAGGCGTGCGAGACGTGGGCGGCCGAGATGAATCGCGCTGCCTCAGCCTGCGAGGACGTCGGTGCGTCGATTCAGGTAATCGACGGCAACAGAGCGTGTGCCGCCACGCTCGAAAAGGCCGGCGTCGCCGTGCTCGATCTCATCGCCGCCGCGCGCGAGAACGCCAAACTGCGCGAGCAACTGCGGCGGGCGGTCCGCCTGCTGCGGGACGACGACATCCTTGAGCAGGGTTGGCTTGAGCGCGCGGACGTATTCCTTGCTGAAGTCAAGCTCACCGACCGGTGACCAACCCGCGCACGAAGCTCCCCGTCGTCGGCGGCTTCCGCTTGCCTTCCTGCACGTCGCGCGCGTAGCCGAGCGCCCCGGTGACCGGAGCGATCGGGATCCCGAGCAACGACGTCAGCACCGCTCCGAGGTCGCGGATCATCTGGCCGCTGACGTCCGGCAGCTGCACCGGCTTGCCGGTGAGCAGTTGCTCCGCCGGCAACTTCGCCTCGCCGAGCAGGCGCAGCACCGACTGGGCCATCGACCAGAACGGGCCTGGGGTCACGCGGTCCGCGGTCTGCCGCGCCGGCGCGGTGAGAGCGTTGCCGACCGCGGGCCCGAGCACCGGCACCATGCTGGTCGCGGTCTTGATCTGCTCGCCGACGTAGAACTTCAGGTATTCCCAGCTGGTGTCCCCGTCGCCATCCTCGTCGTCCATCGGCGGCCCCAGCAGCGCGTTCACCGTGGACACGACCAGCGCCGGCACGACGAGCGCCTTCAGCACCGCGAGCGAACGCGGACCTGCGCCGCGCGCGCTCACGATCTGGTTGAACAGCAGGTTCGGGTAGGAAGAGAACTGGACCAGCAGGCGCCAGACGTTGCCGCCGCGCTCGTAGTCGGCGACGTCGATCGGGGTCATCGCGCCTTGTGAGAGTCGCACCACTTCGTCCGCGTGGTCGACGGCTTTCGCGATCGCGGCCTCGTCGGAAGGATTCGCGCCCTGCTGTTCGATCGAGTGTGCGAACGCAGCGTGCCATGCGATCGCGTCGACCCGGTGTTGCGTGACGTTCTGCAGGACGTAGCCGTAGCGATTGTTGAACCGGGTGAACACGCCGTAGCGTTCCGGATCGAGCAGCACCTCGATGTCCTGCATCATGTTCCCGAGCCGGTTGTCCACCCGTAGCCGCATAGAGCGGCTCCGCGACATCATCGACTGGATCGACTCTACGGGGTTCATCGCGACGTAGAACGACGCGGGCCCAACGTGGCGGATCGGCACGTAGCGGGTGATGTTCACACCCCCGGACAACTGCTGCAGCGCGTTGCGGACGCTCGCGAACAGGAACCGCATGCTGGTGTTCCTGCGGAGTGCTCCGGCCAGCTGGTGCGCCCACGCAAACTTCGGGTCCGTCGGCGGCGTCGTGATCGCGTTGCGTGCTGTGGCCTCGAGCATCGGCATCAGCATGCTGCGGATGATCGTCTGGTCGACGCCGTTCATGTAGTCGCTGAAGCGTCGGTTCTTCAGCAACAGCGCGACGTCGCGCAGCGCCGGCTGCAGGTGCACGAACCGCAGCACCTCGTCCATGTGCTGCAGCTGGATCCCGAGGTCGAGCGACAGGGCCCTGGTGGAACGAGCCACCCGGGCCATCGTGTGGCCCGCCGGCTTGGTCCCTGGCATCGATTCGCGGATCGACGTCTCCATGTCCCGCAGCGCGTCGAGCGTGATGTCGGCTCGCAGCGACGCGTTGCCCGGGTGCATCGGATCGATGCGCTTGGGGACGTAGCCGCCTTCGATCGTGCCCCACGGGGTCTCGATGCTCCGCGATTCGATCGGAGTCCAGAAGGTGCCGAACAGGTCGAGCATCGCCTTCTGGCTCTGCGGGGCGAGCACTGTCTTGTTGAACTCCCACACCGCGCGGACGTAGTCCATGTGGGCCTTCGTGATGATCCCTTCCTTGAAGGCTCGGGCGAGGAACGCGTCCCACTTGCTGGTGTCGAGCTCGCCGGTCACCGGGTCGCGCTCAGCCCAGCCGTAGTTCTCGAGCAGGCCCTGCAGGTTGCTCTCGTTGCCGATGTGCTGCAGCGCGCCCACGAGCTCGCGGTGGTCGGTGAACGTGTAGCCGATCTCCGGCGCCGGGATCGCGACGGTGCCGAGGTGCGGGTCGAGGTTCTTCAGCAACTCGTAGAGGTGCTTGAGCGGGCCGATGTGCGCGTCGAGGTAGGCGTCGTAGGCCTTGCGCAGAGGACGCCACAGGATCCGGTGCAGTGGCCCGTCGGTGCCGCCGTCGACCATGTTGATCCAGTGCTCGACCCGGATCAGCGACGAGCCGGCGAAGCGGGCCAGCAGGCCCTGCCGCTCCTTCTTCTGCATCGGGCCCTTGCGGCCCGGGTCGCCGTAGACCTTGCGCGTCTGGTCGATGATCTCGGTCACCGCGGCGTCGACTTCCATCTGGCCCTGCTCGGTGGCGATCGAGTGCTCCTTGTTCGCCCGGTGCCAGAGCAGGTCGACCAGGGCCGCCATGTCCTGGAAGTCGGAGTAGCTGACCTGCGTGAACCCGGGGCCCTTGTTCGTGTGCGGGGTCCGGGCCAGCATCGGGGTGATCTCGCGGTCGACCTCGCCGGCCACCTTCGGGTCATGGTCGCGGAGCATCTGCAGGAAGGTGGCGGAGTTCGACGTGTCGCCGAGGACACCCCACTTGCCGAGGATCAGCCTGGCGGCGTGGACCCAAGGCATGGACCGCTTCTTGGCGACGTCCAGGTCGGCACCGCGGCCCATGGCCTTGAAGCGGCGCAGGGCGGCCTGCACGGCCTCCCGGGCCGGGATGGCCATCCGGGCCAACTGGTTGAAGACAAGCTGCTGGCGGAGCGCCAGGAGCGCGTCAGCGGTCTTCCCGGCCTTGATCGCTTCCCGGGCCCGCACGGCCGCACGGGCTTCGAGCTCGAGGATCCGGCGGGGGTTCAGGTCGCGGATCTTGGTCCGGGCCAGCAGCCGGTCGGCAGCTGCACGGGCGGCAGCCCGGGTCATCCTGGACGGCTTCTGGGCTGCCGTCAGCATGTCCATCTCGGCCGAGATCACCCGCTCCCGCAGGTCGCC